ACCTGCTTCCATAATTGAAGCCTTGTTTGCGAATACGTGTCTTCTTCTTCCGTTTGCTGAAGGAACCATAGATGTTGAAGGAAGCAGATCATAGTCTATTCTAAAAGACAATCCTTCTGCAGACAACTTGTTAAGCTTAAAAAGTCTTGCTGCTTTATTACCAGTCTTTTTCCACTCATAAACATGGTGTAAGGACTTAGGCCTAGATCTAGCTAATGCGTCTATATAATTTCCAAAATCTAAATTTATCTGATCAAACATTACTTTAGTAAATGCATTTTGAAATTGTTTGTTTGTTGTTAATTTAGATATGACTGCTGCCTCATAATACACAAAAGCTGATATCTGAGCTACTGTACTGTCTTTAAGAGGTCCGCTTTGGTTTGCATACATCATTCTCTCTAGTCCGCTTGATACCTGAACCAGTAATCCGCTATTGTCCAATTTGTTGGTTCTCCGATCTCTTCATTGAAGAATTGTATCCTATGACTCTGCCAAAGGGGTCTGTGATTGGAGTTGTTCCTATAACTTCAAATACCGTAGGGGTTTCACTTGGAAAGTTAATCTCTGTCCAAATTGGGTTACCTTCTCGATCACGAATGTTCGTAACTTTTTCTCTTGCTATAAGCCTCTCAGATGTTCTAACTTGAATAATCTGATCATTAAGGTACTTATTGCTAAACACCTGTTTGTCGCTTGATCTGGTTGTTGCAGAATTACTAATTACGCCCTTGGCGTGACAATTAACTGTTTTATAATAATTCCATTCTCTTTTAATAGCTCCCGTATCTGGGTCTTGCATATCTGACTGACGATAAACGTCTAAGTACATGGAAAGAACTGACTCTATTAACTCATTCATTACAACAACATGACCTGAGAAATTACGTAATTAGATAGCAATTGATCTGCATATAAATTACCAGTTCCAGAGGTTGCCTCTCCAGAGTATTCAAAATCCCAGTCAAATGTTGAAATCTTTTTAATATACTTATTCTTCCAGGCTAAATCCTTTGAAAAATAATCTTTCATTAATTCTATACATGCTAACTCTACTTCGTCTGGAACCTCTTGGTATCCAAATCTTGCATATACCTGATACCTGTCACCTTGTTTAAAAAAGTCTACAGAGTCATGAATGCTAGGAGGAATCATGCCATTGGCAGTATATACTGTATTGTCTAAAGCAGACGTTCTATCTATTCTTAACCCAAAGCCGTTCTCAGTAATGTTTACCGATCTTCCCCAGTTATTAACTTTAGGGGTAGCTAAAGAATCTAACAGAAGGTAGTCGTTAGCATACATTCTGTGTACTTGAATTAATTTAGAGTTAAATATTAAAGTGTCTGAATCGCTTCCATACACTAGGTGCGTCTCGTCATAGGGATAAAAATTTTGACCAGTATAGTTTTCAATTACTTTACGAGCATATCTTTCAGCTAAGACTAATTCTGCATACGATTTATAATTAGGGTCTGATCTGTCTCCGCCAAAATTTAGCTCCTCACGAGTTTGCTCTAAATCAGTATAAGACTTTACGACATAGAGATTATGCTCTCTTGTCTGAGCTATACCCACTACGTTATATGTCCAACGTAATTTTAATGTTCTAGTTCTTGAAACTACATTCTGAGGAAGAAATACCTGATATACACCAACATCTGTTTCGACTTTTTCTGCTGTCAATGTTGCCTGAATTGTGGTAGGAGATACTGGATTAATTGGATCGTTTGTTATGTCATAAACTAATACTGTTGGTAGGTTATCAGAGTCTTGCTCTTCACCCCTCCAATAAACTTTATGCTTTACTCCTGCTGTAGACCCTACGTAAATCTCCATAGTGTAGGCTTAGTTAGTTGTAATACTCCTGGACTTCCTTTGGAGTTGCTAATCTAAAGCCGTCCTCCTTATCAAAAATTTCTTGAGCGTATTCCTTGCTCATTGCAATAAATGGGTGCTCTTTTGTGAACGTGAATCCCATAATATCATACCTAAAGTTATCTCTAGTCATTCTTACTAATACTGTGTTTTCTGGCTGATCCGCCTTTGGATCAAACTTAGGTAGTACCTCTGTTGCCATGTCTTCAGAATCCTCTTCCATCTTTTCAATGGTCTTGTTGTATACAGACCAAGTTACGCCTTCTTCTGCGAGGGCTGCAATAATATCGGCTTTGTTCTTTAGGCCTTCTGTCTCAACTGCAAAATCTTCTGCGATCTGCTTTAGTTCTGATACTTTTAATGTCTCAAATGACATGTAAATCTCCTATTTCTACTTATAGCAATTATAGCATTATTAAATTAAAATGAAAAGCCCCCCAAAAATTAATTTAGGGGGCATTTCGGGGATCTAAATCCTAATAATTAGGAAGCGACCTTAACGTTCTTGACTACGACCCAAGCGTCTGCTTGCTCGATTTGGCATCCTACACGAGTATACATTGTGTACTCGATAGAGTCCTTACGTGGCCAGAAGAATCGATATACGGTTACGTCACGCTTGATACCAATAACTACGTTATTTGGGAATGTCAAGTGGATATCTCCGTGTGATCCTGTTGGATTTGAATAGTCACCAGTTTGAGTTTCTGGAAGTAGTGGTACTTCAACAATCGGAATACCGAATGCGAATGGTGCCACAAATCCTGCTGCTCCACCTAGTGCTGATACGCCTTGTCCACGGATAACGCTTGATGCGATATCTTCTGGATTAGCTGTTCCTGCAGTGATGCTGTTCTTGTACAAGAAATCTTGAATCAAGTTTGATCCTGCTAGGAAGCGAAGGTCTCCACGACGTTGCTTGTACTTACGTGGCATTGCCTTAAGAGCCTTATTAAATGCTTCACGACTAATTTCTGCACCGTTGTTATCAACAACACGTCCATTAGCCTTTGACTTTGCAACTACACCCTGGAATGCTGAAAGCAGTCCTGAGCCAGATCCTGTACCGTTAAGGATTACATCCTCAATATCGTTACCTGCCTGTGTTGCCATCAAACGTGCAATGTGATCTTCAAGATCTGCACCTTCGATATTATCTTCTAGAGATTCTGTTGAAAGCTCCCAATCCATGCGGAGTTTCTTTGTTGTTAGAGAGATCTTTGAGAAAGTTACAGCTGCGTTTGCACCTGTTTGGTCTCCTTCAGCTGCGACAGTCATAAGTCTTTCGCCAACTGACATACGATCAATCTCAGTGGTATCTGCTCTCATTCGGACAGTACGTGCAACTTTACCAATTACGGTAGCGTCGAACATGTAGTCTAGGAAGCGAGCTGATTGTTCTGCATTAAGCAATCCACCGTTACCAGCTTCTGATGCACGGTGTACTCCAGATCCACCTGTAGCGGATGTAAAAGTACCTGTAGCAGTTGTACCTGCTGCGATTGCTTTTTCTAATGTTTCATTACTCATTTTATATTTCACCTACCTTATTTTTAGTTAAAAATTTCGTTCACGGAACCGAGGAAAGAACCGTTCCACTTTGATTTTTTGATTATTACTTCCTGAGACCCGCCAAGGTCTGAGGACTTCTTAATTGCAGTCTCTGATTCTACTGCATCGACACGCTTTTCTACACCATCAATCGTGTTCTTGATGTTTTCTACAGCCTTTGAAAGGGCTGAGTGTTGTTCTGCCAACTCTGAAATTCGACCATCTACGCTCTTGCTAAATGTTTCAACTGTATCTTTAATAGCTGAAACTTGTGCTGCATTTGCTTCTGAAGCCTTATTCAATGTCTCTGAGAAAAATCCCTTAAGATCGCCAAGCATCTTTGCAAAATCAGGTTCATCAACCATAACTTCTGATACGTCGGCTGCTTTTTCTAGAGTTTCGGCAGAAGCGTCTGCTACTGCTTCTGCAGGAGCTTCTTCAACAGCTGGTGCTTCCTCTGCGGGAGCAACTACTGCTGTGTCTTCTACGGCTGCTTCTGGTGCTACTGCATCTTCTGCAACTACGTTTTCTGTATTTTCTGACACTTCTTTACCTCCTTCTATGTCTGCCTGTTTTGCAATTTGTGTTTCAGGCATCGACAATCTTGACTTTTTATGTAAATCAAGAATCTTATCTATTTCTTTTGCTTTGTTAACATCGTTTGATTCTACCCAACCGATCAATGTTGCA